CCAGCAAGCATCACATTCTTTAGGTCTTTCTCCATCAAGCATCATGCGTCTTACTTCTTTGTACTTGTCGCTGTTCCATAACTCTTTCATTGTAGTTTCGTTGATATTACCTACAGGCCAACTACGACAACATAACTTCATATCGCCATCTGTTTTTGTTGCCATATGTATAAACGGAAGCAAACAAAACGTATCACTTTTTAATGCTTTGTCTTTATTAGTCATTGTTTATCCTTAGATATTTTGCAGACTCTTCATCTTTTGCTTTCGAAGTATTTAAATCTGCGGCACATGCACACCAAGTTTTTCGACACACAATAGGCTCAGTTGGAATATCAAAGTCTTCATAAATATTTCCTAATTTTTTTACTCTGCATGTAGCATTATATACATCGCCATTGTCTCTAATGAATAAACTTTCTTGACCGCTCCAACATAACCAGTCAGTATATTCATTTTCTTGTCGTACTGTAATATCATTTACATTTTCTTCGACTTTAGTAAGACCGTCTTCACGCTCTTGGATAGTTGCAACATTTACAAAACTTCCTGCTTTGTTTTGATCTTTTAAAATTTTATACACCTGCGTTCTCCAAAAATTCTTTTTCTTCTTCTGAATAATAATTTAATTCTCCGCCATACCAAGGATTATTATTTTTAAATAATTGTGTTACTATTCCATCATAAAAAGGTGGTGAAATAGGACCTTCAATTAATTGACCTTTTTCATTAAATTTACTATCAGGATGATTTTTCTGTCTTGCTGGTCTTATTCTACGCATGACTACCGGAACACCGTTTGCTTTAAGATATTCAATTGCTTCTTTTGCTTCGTCGAATGTAGTAGGCAACATCATCATATGAACGTGTACATGAATATATCTATCTTGTTCTAGTGCAAGTTTTTTAAGTTCTACAATATTTTCAGGTATAACTTCTCGTTTATGATATTCCATATGGTAACTAACAATAAAACTTGCTAGTTTTGGAAGTATACGTTTGTAAAATTCTAATGTTCTACTACCGTTAGTAGTAACGCCCACGTCAATTCCCTGCTCGTACATGTAATCTAATATTTTTTCAAAGTTAGGATTAACTGTAGGTTCGCCGCCAGTTAAGTTTATTTTAAATTTACGACCTGGAAGTTTACTTACAATTTTATCAATTGTACGTTTAGCAACTTCAAAACTCATGTGTTTGCTTTTGTTGTCGTGTGTAAACTCGTCACAATAACTACAATGAAAGTTACAACGCTTGCCCATGTTCCATTCAATCTTTACGACCTTGGCTTGGTTTGCGCTGGCATGTTCAACTGCTATAGTCTGCATGTACCCACTCCGCTAGTTTAGGATCAAAAGAACCTAATGTATTGTTTGCTGTTTTATCCCAATATGTTACAAGTCGCTTGAATGTTTGTTTTTCGTCTTTGTAACCTTGTTTTAATAAATGTAGTATTTGACTTATATTATTATAACGCCAATACGCATCTCTGCTTTGTTTAGTAAGAGCAACTTTTTTCTCTAACCATTCTATTGTTTCTGTAAGCAAATGTGTAGGAACATTAGTAATACGTTGACCTTCTCTATTTACTACAGGTCTTAGTAAAAATGTTGTCCCAGGATATCTTTCTTCTAAGAAATTTATCAATGCAGGTAGTGTTCTAATAGTCAAACTTGTCAAAGTAATATCAAATACTTCAAGGTTCATTTGTTTATAATATTGATCCATTACTGCAACTTTTTCTTTCCAGTCAGTTCCGGCACGTTGATATTCTTCACTACCTTCAAACCCATCTATACTAACACGTAACTTTACATCTTTAAATCTGTTAATATATTTTTCATCTATATTTCTAGTACCGTTTGTATTAATTTCTACTTGTGCATCGGGTGCTTTATCTAATAACGTGCTTAGATACTCAGGAAACTTTTTAATGTAAAAAGGCTCGCCGCCAGCAATATACACATGATTTAATTTTTTATCTATACTGCAAAAGATATTTTCCCAACTCTGATCGTGATTTGCCCAATCAAGTAAGTTTGGTTTGTTAGTACGCATTACCATTTCGATATGTTTATCGCTCATATTTGTAACTTCTCTAGCAAATGATTCATATCTTGCCGCCCATTTACTGCTATCTGTAGGATGACACATTGAACACATTAAGTTACAAGTACTGCCAACACGCAAATCAAGATTACGTATTTCTGTAGTTTCATATGGTCCGGGTTTAATATTTTGTTCTTTGACTTTGTTTAATGCTCTTCCTCTAAAACTAACTTCGCCTTTTGCTTCTTGATTATAGCAAATGTCACAACCGTCTAATGCAATTTCTTCTAACATTTTTTGTCTTACTAATTCATATTCTTTAGAAAAATACATTTCTTTCAAAGTATGCGTTTGAATATTTCCAGGCATTTGATAATGATTATTTTTACAACAAAGATGCATGTGTCCTTTGTTATTAATAAAAGGATAGTTATGCATGTAAACACAATAATTTGTCATTGTAAACATTAGAAGTACTCCTTTAACTCTGGTACTACTTCTCTGATATCTGTGTTACGCATTTTATCTAATTCTTTAGTAAACTTTATAAACAAATTCCATTGCTTCTCATTATAAGATGATTTTGTTAATGATGTACGTAATATGTTTAGGCTTTTATAATTTTTTTGATCAATAATATCAATAGCCTTTTGTTTTAATGCATCGGGCATAATATTAATATTTAGATATGCAGGGCTAGAAACTAAGCAATCAAACTTAAATGTATTTGGATCAGTATGCCATTTATTACTAGCATTTACTGTATCTCTAAACCATTCAAGTAAATTATTCAAATCAAATATATTGTATATTTGTATTGCACTATTAAAACTTCCACGTAAATTATCAAACTGATCAAACCATTGTATGTTTTCTCTGAGTGCGTCTAATGTTTGTAGATCACCACCTCTAATATATTCGTATATTTTTCCTGTACCACTTTCAACACTTACAATAAGTTTGACACGTTTAAACTTAGGCCATAACTCTTTTAAACGTTCTGGTGTTTTAGTTCCATTTGTTGTGTATGCAATAGTAATGTTGGGTGCAAACCCCCATTCAACTAAGTATTCCAAGAAATCAAACATGCCTGGTTGCATCATTGGCTCACCGCCCTTGAAATCAATACGTTCTAAATATTGAAACATATCTTTTTTACTTTCCCAGTAACTAGCAGGAATAATAACAGGCTGTTTCGGTCCGCGACTGCGTTTGAACTCAGGATCTACGACCATTAGTTTTTCTTCTTCTTTAAACCATGCCGTACTTCCCCAAGCGCCACACATACGACACTTTAGATTACAAGTATTACCAAAGTTTAAATCCATATGCCTTAGTTGCATAGGAGGATTTAATTCATATTTGTCTGGCCAATCTTTAATTTTATCATTGTACCAAGTTCTTCTACTATGTCCGACGGTTGCTTCTCTTTGCCAACACTGCGTACACGAGTCTGGTTTCTCGCCATTAATAAATTTTTGACGTAATTCGTCCATGTCTTTCCATGCTGAATCCAAAGTGTCGCCTTTATCGATATTAAATTCGCCACCTTTATATACGCAACAAGGTTTGATATTTCCATTTGCAGATAAGGCAATGGACATCCATGGTACTTTACATGTCGGCATAATCTTTTATATCCCATCCTCTTATCTTTGCTAGCCAATTATGTACCTCTACAGACTTTCCTTTGTCATCAGGTCCAGGTGTTTGATCATAACATTTTTTTAGAAATCCAATTAATTTTTCTATGCGAGGTTGATAAATTATACTATCACTTGCTCCTGCATCTCTTGGATCGTCATACATCATCTCTAATTGGCTAATACCGTTTTTAATACGATCCTTAGAAGCAAATACTGGTCCTATATGCTTTGGTGCTGTAACCACTTGTGTAAAATGTATAGGAATACGTCTATCATATTTTTCAGCCATGTCTGCGGCCCAATTATAATAGGTTTCAAAATGATCAACATTATACATCATAGTAGTGTAATTCAAAGTGGGACTATGCCTCAGATGTGACAAACATCTTTTAAAATTTTCTAAGGCAAGGTCCCACTTACTAGACCTAATCCATTCGTATATTTTTCCAGTACCATCATAACTGATGTCGATGTTTAATTTTTTAATATCGTTCAACATGTCGATAGTTTTTTTACTGAAATGTATACCGTTGGTATTAGTACTAATCTTTACATCTGGGTTACGTTGTAAAACTGCTTGTACAAAGTAATTAAATCTTTTATCGTATAAAGGTTCTCCTCCTTTTATTTCTATTATCCTTGTTTCTTCTGACACAAGGCTTGTAATCTGATCTAAATGTTCATAAGTTAAACTCCAATTTTTCATAGGCATGGTGTTAACGTTCCTAGACATTACATTGTTGGTTCCTCCAGGACGTTTTTGCTCTTGGTATAATTCTAAATCGTGTTTTAACCATTTGCTACTAAAATTACTGTTACACATAATACACTGTTGGCTACAAGTATTACCAAAACTGATATCCATATGTACATATGCTTCTTTATGTTCAGCAGACCATTTTTCATCACCGTTCGGAAACCAATTAAGCATTTTGTCTTTTCTGGACATCAATCCTCTACTACTTTTTTCTTTACAACCTAGACATTCATCTAACCAGTTTTTGGATTCTATTTCAAATGCACGTTTGCGTTCTAGTCCTTTATCGTTTCTAACATAGTCTACAATATTATCAATTTCAGTAATATGTTTGAAATCTTTACTTGCACAACAAGGATTTACTGCTCCATAGGCAGTAATACACAGACCATGTTGAACAGCAATACACGCTGGTTTAGCCATTAAATATCTCCTTCATTTCTGGAAATGTTTCTGCAAAAGTAATACCACGTTGCTTGTCGCATAGGTCAAGAAATTCTTTCATTTCTGGTAAGCGCCTGCTCCAGTCTTCGCTTTCCATAAATTTAAGCATACCTTCTAATCTACTAATACCATAACTTGCTTCGCGCCATTTTTCATATGTAACTTTTCCTTTATGCCAACTAGGAACACCAAGTTCCCAGTTTTCTTCCCACCAAGGATAGAATTCTTCATATTTTTTACGACATTCTTCTTTGAACCATTTAGGCAAAATTTTAACATTTAAATGAGGTGGATGATAAACAAAATGATAGTTTACACCGCCTGCACCAAATGGCCACATATTAATTTTCTTAAAGCCTTGCGTAAGTTTCCATTTTATAAAATCTGGAATGTAATATATGTTTAATGCTTGTACTGCACACGCTACAGTTACTTCTGTATTGTTAGGTGTTTCATTATCAAGTATATGGAATACTTCTTCTTGACGTTTCCATGTACTAGGATAACGTATATAGTCGTTCATTTCTTTAATACTGTCTATTGAATAGTGAAAACGTACTAATTTAAATTCTTTCCATAAGTCAAATAAATCTTCACGCCATTCAACACCATTTGAATTATAGCGTAGTTCTAAATCTTTAGCGTAACCCATTTTGATTGCATGTTCAAGTATCTCATAATGTTCTTCAATAATAAGACTTTCGCCTCCAGCAAAATAAATTTGTTGCATTGTAGGCATTTGTTCGTAAAACTGTTTCCAAAACGTAGGATTTTGTTTGTGCCAATTATAACTACTACCGTTATAACTACCTTTGTCTTTCCATTGCATAGTTTCTTTAAGACTTTCGTCTTGTACTGCTGGAAAAATTGCTTTGTAATCTTTTATCCAACCTGATGAATCATGTGGTGAACACATAACACAAGCAAGTTGACACTTAGTTCCAAAACGTAAATCAATGTATGCTAAATTTGGTGGTACACTTCCGTCTGGTTTTGTATCAGCAATAATTTTATCAACATCTACTCGCTGGCTCCAATAGTGCGTTTCCCACATACGTTTTGAATTGTGTCCTGCGGCTTCTTCTTTGTAACATTTTAAACAACTAGGAGGCATTTCACCTGCAAGCATTTGCTTACGCACATTACGCATGTATGTGCTATTCCATGCTGATTCAAAATCGCTTACATTTAGATTGTTAGGCTTGCCGTCTTCTGTCTTTAGAATTCCTACTTGCCCACCGTGTTTTTTGTCGTTTGTTTCGCCAACACTGCTTGCATTAGCGGTACAACATACCCGCATACTACCGTCCGGGCGGGTGGATAAATGGACCCATGGCAGTAAACAGAAGGTATCTGAAGGATATTTAGTGTTTGTCATGCTAATACTTATTCTTCTAGTTTACCAATTTAGTTGACATCTGGCTAATATATGCTACAATTAGTTATTGTTAACATTATGATGGATCTAATTATGAAAAAAATTATACCTTTGGTATTGTCATCTGTTGTTTTAACAGGGTGTATGACTGCACATGGCTTTACACACGAAACAAATCCAATTCATTTTCCTAAAGACTTATTTGCAGAACAAATAAAAGGTAATCAGTGTGTTGCTAAAAAACACCAGCGAGTTGGTGATATTGATGTAAATGATATTGCTAAAATTAATGCTAATAAGTTATTCGCCAATGATAATAGTTTAAGTGTAAGCCATGACGAATTGTCATATAAATGGGCAGAACTATTACGTCTAACTTACCAAGCAGAAGCAACTTCTAATAAGAGTCTTGCTAAAGATGTTGTAAACAGTTTAGTTTATATTGCAAAAGCAGAAGCATTATTGTCTACTACACATCGTGGTGATGGAGAATGTTGGAAAAACGGTAATAAAAATGCAAAATGTATACACCACACACCGCAACATACAAGTTTCACTTTTAATGCAATGATGTTTAGTGCTATCATTTTGAAAGAGCATATGTCAGACTCTGAAATAAAGATTCTAAACAAATATTTTAAGAAAGCATATAATGATTTTGTAAGTCCACTTGCTAATCAATCGCTACACAATAATGGCTTTTATGAATGGGGCGATGGAGGTATAGGGGTACTTGCATATGCACATTGGACTAACAATCATAAATTAGCATATCGTGAAATAAAGCAACGTAGAAGTAAGATGCTAAAAGTTATTACGAAAGAAGGTTATATTGATAACAATAGTTATAGAGGTAATCGAGGATACTGGTATCACACTCTAGGTGCAAATAGTATGTATGGGTATGCCTTACTTGCAAAGTCATATGGTGTTGACTTATTTAGAGACGAATATCTTGGACCTTACTTTAAGCAACTTGCACTGAAAGTATTAGAAGGTGACATAGATATTAAATCATTTGATAACATTGGTTTCCGAGGCAAGAATGTTAGTAGAGATCCGAAAGATGCAAGACGTCACATGCATCAACTGGCTGTTTCATTACCAACTATAATGGCATCTGAATTTGGTATGGCTGTTAACCCGCGTTATAGTTATACGAGGAAAGTTAAATGGGAAAGCATTGATAGATTTATCGGCTTTAATGCAAGTTGTTACTATAGCAGTAACAATTAATTAAACTGCTCTGCATAAGGATCAAATTCACTACCGCACTTTTGAGCGCAAACACCAAGTTTACCATCTGCAATGCTAGATTTGTCCCAACTTGATGTTATACTATGTATTAGCCTGCCATTAACAACTGTCTTAAGATCATTGTTAATCAGGCTAATGCCTTCTTTACCGCCAGCACTATCTATATGATCCCATACTTGTTCTACTTTAGGATCTGCATGCCACCATTTGTACATGCGTCCAGCAGTCCAACAACAAGGCATTAATAGTCCTTCGGCTGTAACAAATATACTTCCTTGCTTTGCAACTTTACAAGTAATATTACATTTGTCTAAATATTCTTTCATACTTCCGTATGACTTTTCTATTTCTTTTTGTTTTAGTAATGCTAAATTCTTATTCTTTTCTTCTTTAGGTGGGGCAAGTTTTTGTGTTTCTGCGCCTTTGCGATTTACTGCTTGGTGTTCATACTTGGGTTTGATATCACTTGTAATAAATCTTCCTGATTTTTTCTTTATAAATTTTTCACACCCCCATTGATTAGCAAGTGCTTCTGCTTCTTCTACTTGGTGTTCGTTGTGTTGAAATATTAAAAAGTCCCAACGGGCTCTGCCGCCTGCTTCAATAAATGCTTGCATATTACGTTCGACATTATCCCATACAACATTTTGCCTATACAAATGATTAGTATCACGCAAGCCATCTACACTAAAGATTACAGCACCTCTGCGTCCTATTACTTCTGCAAGTTTTGCCCACCAGTAAATATCTTTTGCACCTGCATTTGTATTCATGCTCAACCACATGTTAGCATTGTGTTCTCTAAAGTATTCGAATATTTCTAATGTATCTTTTGCAACAATAGGATCTCCTAAGTTGCCGCACATATACATAACGTTTAATTGCTGTATAAACTCCGGCTTGAACATTTGTTTTATATCTTCTAAACTTAGTTCAGCATTTGTAATATGGGGATTATCAGCCCCTCCATTCATATTACGATCACACATAGGACATGCCGCTTGGCATCTTTGTGTAACTTCTAAATGTACTTCTCTTATGTCTTCGTATCTATACATCGTATACTAATTTAATATCCTTCCCAGGACCTGCACGGCTAGGTAAATCTCCATATTGATCTACGTACCAATCAATTACAGCAACATACCAATTTTGACTGTTGTGATGTGCTTGTTTATTAAACTGATATATGTTATTGTTTGTGGCTTCCATAGTACTTAATGCTCTAGCACTCTCAGTTTGCAACTGCCTTAATGTTAGTTTACTTGCGTCCAATTTTCATATACCTCGTGTATTTTCCTAGATCAAGTTCGCCTTCATATAATACTTTTTTCATCGGCGCACTAGCACTAAAATGTTTTAAACTGTCTGAACAATTAACGTGTTCGTCTATTTCAAAATAATTATTACTTTGTAATACAACTAGTTTACCATTCGGTATTAGATCATACCATTTACTAAAGTTTGTAATATGTTCACAACTTGTGTTAACAATAGTATTAGCAATTTCTCTATTGACTTTTGTTACTTCGCCTCCTGGTTTAAATGTATCATATGTATGTTCATTGTAATTTATATCCATTATGTTTTGTGTACTTGCTTTAAATTTCCATGCATTACTAACTAATTCAGTATTAAATATTTCAGCAATTTTCCATACATCGGGATCAATATCAAAACTACGAATTTTTTCAAAGTCTAATTTTGCTTCTTGCATTAACGGAACAATACTAGCATACCAGCCTGCACATAAAAATATTGTACCTAGTGGTATATTTAATTTGCTAAGTTCATCAACTAACCACTTTTTACTTTTTATTTGTCCGCGACTCATTACATCTTTGTCGTATTCAACATTATGCTTATCTAATATTTCTAAAGGTTTTACAAATAAACTTCCTGTGTGCTTATCAAGAACACGCCATAAGAAATGTTTATTATTATCCATTGTTAAATTTATTTCATCAGCAACACTAGGTTCAATACGTTTAATACTCCAAATATTTTTAAATAGACCTGCTTTCTTTACATCTTCCACTAATGTATTTTTGCCTTCAATTAATCTAAACAAACTCATTTCATTTGACTCAATCAATGCTTTTCTTAAATCTTCTGTTGTGTCGTTTGTATCTATAAGTCTAAACAAACTATGCACATTTTTTTCTGTAACTGCTCTACGTAAATCTTCGTATTCGTCGCCTAACACTCTAAATAAACTATACAAGTTTTTATCAAAAATTGCTTTACGTAATTCTTCTTGTTCAGGTATAAAATTAAAGACTTCTGCCATGTTTTCCTGCATTACTGCTTGACGTAGTGTTTCGTAATCATCACCTAATAATCTGAACAAACTATGTATATTTTTTTCAATGTAAATTTTTCTAATATCTTCAATGTCTTCAATATCTCTATCTTCTAAGTACCTAAACAAACTATGATAGTTTTTTTCTTCTACAAATTTACGCAAGTCTTCATTTCCGATAATCCGTAATATATCTAACATATGCCCGTCATTATAAAAACGTCTGAGATTAGATATTTTATCACCATATAATATTTCAAATCTATCTAATAGATCTACAATAAACGGATCTCTTGGAGGTAAATCATTGTCTTTTTTGATAGGAACTATACTTTTAATTTTTTGAGGGTTATCATTTTGCTTGTATAATTCTTGCCATTCTTCTGCACTATCTGTATTTTCTACAAACTGTTCATACAACCAATTGAAGTCATTTATTAACCGAAGATCAGCGCCATTAGAAAGCCCGTACTCACGGCCAGCAATAGCACCTTTAATAGCGAACTTGCCGAAAGGCCGGTCCATTCCCACAGTTGTCCAAATATGTAATCTTTCATTTGTTTCATTCTCCTTTTGTCTATCAATAATTTTAGAACTTAGTTTAGCACATTCTCTAAATGCACTACGCCATGTACTAAATTCGCTCGAATTAAATCCTGTTACGCAGGATATCTTTTCCATCTTCTTAAATCTATCACTAATACTTGTAGTCATGTCTGGGCGACTTGTATCCATATCTCGTGTCATTTGTGTAGGAAATAGTTTCACACCTCCATACCCATATACTAAATCGTTAATAGGATTTTGACTACGCCATACATGAACTGCTCGATTATCTTCTGCTACATAATCAAAATTAAAATCATCTGCAATAATAGCATCACCGTCTATAATCCAAAACATTTCTGTTGAACAAATATTTGCCGCGGCAATGTGTGCTTGATGTATTCCTTTAACACCATGTATACGTTGCGCTCTTGGAAAACGTGCTTTTAGTTTGTTAAAGTTTTCGTCTGCATTTGCTTCATCATATGATATCATTACAATATCATATTCTGCTTTTTTAGTGGGAGTAAAGTTTGCTGGAACAGTATTAAATTGTGTAGTAGATGTACGTATATAAGGATGTTCTGGTCTTGGTGGGTTGCGGTATGTACTTTTAAAAAACTTGCTTTGTTGAGCGTCTAAGGGCGTTACAGCAATAGGAATATCCAACTGTTCTTTTAATCTTTCACCATAATCCTCGATTGCTTGTAACAAGTCGCTTTCGTCTTGTACTTTATCTTTCCATAATTTGTTCAAGTATTCAAAGTCACGAACGTTAACGTAATCCCAGTCTGTACACATTGTTTTGTACAGTCCTTCTCGAGCACCATATATAGCCCAAAGGCCGTTTTCAACATCAGCACCAGTCATACACCAAATATATAAACGTTCTAAATTTTTCCAATGGTTACCAATAAGTTCAGTTTTAGACGGTTTCATCCCTTCAACTAATGACATCTTAACACCTTCACGGAAGCCAGCACGCCATGCTTGATGGGGAGTTGCATTATTATATACTTTACTCATTAAACTGTTAATTTGAATATATTCTAAGTCCCAACAAAAGTCAATACCGGCACCAGCATTATCTGGGTCAGCATTTTCGTGTGTTTTCATTTTTAAGACAGTTTCTCTATCCCAACATTTAATGCCACCATTGCCATAACGCAAACCGTTAATGATATTATCAGCAGTCCAACTTACTACATGCCTTGATAAATCTACTCCATCTTGGAAATTAATTGTTTGATTTAAGAACTGTTCATCAATTTGATTATCGCCATCAATAGTAATAAAACGATCTGTTTCTGCTAAATTTGCACAAGCCTTATGTGACGCATCACTACCTTCTACGCCATGTACACGCTTTGCCCATGGAACTTTGGTTAGTAAATCTGCATAATTTTCTTCTGCATTAGGTTCATCGTATGACAAATATACAATGTCATAGTCTAAAACTTTAAATTGTTTCATACATTTATCCATCCATATGTACTAAAAACTTTGGGTGTGTATATACTTACATCTGATTCTTCTTCGTCATATTCAAAATGGACTGTATAACCTTTTGCTATTTGTTCTACAGTAGCATCAAATGTCCTAATTAACAAATGGGGATCGTTTGCTTTTGTAATACTGAACTTACATAACTGTCTGGGATTTAAAAGTATTTCTTGTGTTGTATTAACGTGTAGTTTCCAGTTACGCCATTCTACATTCCTAGTAATAATACAGTCTGCATCAGTTTGCTTAGGAATATCATATATTACATCTTTAATATCATAATTAAACTTAGGCTGTTCATATTCTAAAATTAAATATTGCTTTTTTGCAATATCATACTTTACAATATAATTTTCTTTTTTATCAGGGTTTTGCATAAAGTCAACATATTGATCTTCAGATATTTCTATATGAAATTCGTCTTCAGGCGGATAGTTTTGTAGCCCTGTAATTTTACTATTATCTTTATCAAAAATTAACCAATACATTGTTCGTACCTTTTTAGGATTTTTTCGCAAAAGTCTTTTTCAGTATAATGAAATACTCCGTGCTGTTGATGGTTTCCAATTTTAAGTCCGTTATTAAAATACCAATCTACCTTTTCTTGCCAATGCTCACTTGTGTCTATCCAGTTTTGGGCATGTAATTTCATGTGTACAAAATCTATTAGATCAACATCTTGAAAATTATTGTATTCCATTAATTCAAGAGCAATGGCCGCACATACATCAATACTTACGTGTGTTGGTTTAAATTCTTTACAGAATATATCATAAAAGTCTTTCCATTCTGTAATTATAATATTCAATAATTCAAAAAATCGTGATACTGTTTTTGTTTTTCTAAAATAATACAATCCTGTATAGATATTAAACAAATGATTTTGATGAAATACTTTTCTATAGTAGGTATCATTTATGCTTTCTTGCCGATATGTAATAGGATTTTGTGTAAAATATAATTCTTGATCTTTAAATTTGTTCCAGTCTATTTTATCTAAAAATAATACATCACTGTCAACTACAATAGTTTCATTGTACGGACTAAGATCAAATGCTTTCCAACGATTTTCAATTTTCCAGTCACTAGCACTTGCATCATCATGATCTAGTACAATTACCTTATCAAAAACAAAACTAGTTTTTTCATCAATTAAAGAATCAGTTACTAATGTAAAATTTTTATTACCACTTTGCATACCACTTAATGCACATAGATATGCTTGTTTTACATAGTCGTCTGTTTTATTATTTTGTGCAAAAATTAATACACCCTGTTTCATAGTAATTCCTCTAAACTATACTTGTTCATTGCATGTACAGTCATTTGTTTTGTTTTAATTGGGTTGTTGTCTATAATAAATGTAAGTTCATCATTATTAATTTTATGTAAAATATCTTTATCAATAGTATAATACAACTTACTTGGCATTTTTCCTACTATATCACCTTTAGCGTGACCGTTTAAAATATGCACAGCAATACTAAATGCAAAATCATTACGAAATGTTTGTTGTACTATTTGATATACCATTCGATAATGTTTCCAATTCTCTTCGATATGTTTAATTAAATCAAAGAATATCTTATTCTGTTTACATTTTGCAAAATATACACACGTAGCCCAATAAAAATCAATACTAGAATCACTAATTTTATTAAATTGGCGATAGTCAAGATTTTGTCCTAAATGATATGCATCTTTATACATCAACAAAGGATTGTTTTGTTCAAAACAATATTTGTAAGAGTTGTCACATATGATTATATCAGTATCCAGCATTAATGTATATTCATATGGAGTAAGATCGTAACTCAATGCTCTAGCATTATTCTTAAATGTTAGGTGCTTACCTACATTTCCGTTGTTATACATTTTTTGGGTATAGTTTTGGGGAGTATCTAAATTTATAATGTGTTCAAATGTACCATCGTCTTCAATGTTACAATCAGTAATAACACTTGTAGGAAGGTCAAGGTATTTTTTTACTCGTTCAGCAACCATGGAGGCTTGCTTTACATAGTTTATATCTTCATTATTAAATGCATGTACAAGTATGCCTTTAGACATCAATTATTCCTTGTACAGTCCTTTGGCTTTTTACTATTTTTTGATATTCATTATGATATTTTTCAGTTGCATCTGTAAATGCTTTAGAAAGTACATTATAAAAATCTTCTTTATCTAATACTTCAATAGGAGTTAAATTGTTATCGACAAAAATGTCACACTTTACTGCTAGTATACTTGTAATAAATTCTCTTGTAGCCGTGAATTGGCCGCCGCAATAGTATACTACACAATCTTTATTGTATGTTTCTTGTAAAACTCTTTTTTGATTTTTAAATGTTGTTACGTAGTCTGCATATTCTAATGCAGTTTTTAAACGTTGATCCATGACTTCTCCATATAGTGTTATTATACGGTAAAAATACTAAAAAGTCAAGTATTAACTTCCAGAAAAGTTAGATTGGATTGTTATAGTTGGTGCAGTTACATCTACATAAACTCCACTTGCTCTAGTAAACCCTATTGCGGTTGTTAAGTTACCAACAATATATTCATCAATTGCTACAAATCCTTTAGCATTGTTAGGTCCATTTGGTGCAGTTCCTGAATCTGTGTCTGACATCCAAATACGGAATTCAATAACTGAAGTATTAATTTCTCTTGCTCTAATATAATAGTTATTATCTGCATAAACACCAGTTCCACTTTTCCTAAAAATCTGTTGTTCTGATGATGTTAATTGAAAGTTACCAATTGCACTTCCTGTTCCAGACCCAGATGTAACTGTAGAGTCGTGATCAAAAGTTACTGTTCCTGCATTTGATAGCATTGTTGACCAGTCACTTGTTTTTGCTACATTTCCACCTGTGGCCGTACTTGCTAAACTGCTTACAAAATTAATTGATCCGCCACTATTAAAAAAATGTCTTCTATGGTTAGAATTACTAAATGTTGCTCTAACATATCCATTTAATTGATCTCTCCATTGTGTAGGGCCAAATGTTAATGACGGGCCTGTTCCTGAAGAACTTTGTAACGGAGCAAGTCTAAATCTATTTGGACTTGATTCTAAAGTAGTCATAGAGTTTTCATAATCAGCAAACCCTTTTT